ACGGCCTCGAAAACTTCATCGCTACGCTTGTCTATTTGTAACGCAACTTGAGACAGTAGGCTGCTGGCAGCATCGTCCATATAGTCGACCGCGATGCACTGCGTGACACGATCACGCTTGACTCCACCAACAGGCTCGATACTACTGAGAATCCCCCGCCATTTGTAGTACGTTGTGCCTCCGTATGTGATCGCGAGCCTGACCCCAATCCCCAACTCGAACCCAGCCTTACAATTCGAGTTGTTCGGCGAATACAGACCAAGCAGACCGGCAGAGTTTGAGGCTGAGTTGTCAAGCTCGAACGTCATTGTGCCGGTCGAGGCCACGCGATTCGATGGCCCAGATCCAGAGATGCCGTATATCAGATCCAGTCCGTTTGTGATAACGACATCCGTAATCGAGGTCCATACCGCACCGACATAAGTAGATTCTCCGATCTCAGAAAACCCCACTTCTCCCAGCAACCAGCCCGAACCGGCTAATTGCATTTGGAGATCGACGCTTGTAACCTCTGCGGACATATTATGCCTTCAACTGCATCGCGTCTCGTACTGAGATCGCGACAAGAACTGGCAATTGTCTGGATGCTGCGGCCTGCTGTCTACGCATCGATCGCAACTCTGCAATGACGTCTGCGTTACTCAAGCTGCCGCCGTTGTTAAGTCGTCCAATCGCCGCCGTGCCAAGGCTGCTCGCTGCGCGTGTTGTCAACACGGCCTCGCCCGGCGTCAACATCGCAGGCACTGAATCGGTCCCCTGTGCGTAACCTCTGACCATCCCGCCGTGCGCTAATCTTTGTATGCCCGTTCGTGTCACCATGCCGCCAAGCGCACCACCTGGCATATCAAACGGATTGTCTGGAACAGAGCCGTGCGTGAAGTTAACCCGTGCGTTTATATTAATGTCAGGTATGTGAAACGAATCAAGTTCGTTCTGTATATTCTCCGCTGCCGCTTTCGCTTGCCGCTCGGCTTCCCGTGCTGCTGCTGGCAGTTCTGCACCCAGCACGACGGCAATCCGTTCAAGCACCGCCAGTACACGCTCTTCTATACTGCGATGCGTCTCGCCGACAATGCCAGCCGTCTCGGCCTGATCGAGTAATAGCTGAGTGCCTTCATCGACGGCATAACCGAAGTCTTTTTGCAGTTCCCATATCGCCTGCAACGACGGCGACATCATCATCAAGGCGGTGTTCCCCTCCGCGCCTTGATCAACGAGCGTCTTGAACGTCGAAGAGATCTGACCAGTCAAGCCCAAGAACATCTCTTGGTCGAGGATGCCAGCATTGTGCAAGCCCTTCATGGCCGAGTTCAATCCTTCGACTGCCTCAAGCGCAGGGCCAGCGATCTCATTACTAGCGAGGTCAACCATCTCGGTCAAGCCCGTGAACGCGGCGCTCCCCTCGAAGCCGGTAGCGACGAGTTGTTGTTTGAAGCCATCCACGAGTGGGCCGATCTCTTTGATGGCCTCGGTGGTACTCATGCCCTGATTGAGTAGTTCAAGGAACGATGCCGTGATAGCCGAACCCATCGCCGTAGCCGCTTGCTGCGAAGCAAGCTGTGTACTCGCAATGATTGAGTTCTGCGTGAGGATTTCATCCGTGAGTAGCGCCATCTTGTCCCGCATGGCTTCCATCTCATTAGATCCCTCGTCGAAGCCACGACGAACACTGACGGCATAGTCCACCTGCAACGCCGTCAGTTCTTTGGACTTCTTGCCCACCAACGCGATTGCCGGAGCGCCAGCGTTGACAAAGGTGGTCAAGCCCCCAACAGCCGACATTGTTTGCGCCGTTACGAACTTGGATATTTCCGCTGATTCCGTGCCGAACCGTTCATTCAGTTCGATGATTTCAAGCAGTCCCTTGGAGATTAGTCCGGTGGCTGATGTCCCAGCTTCAGCCATTTTCCCGAACATCTCATCCACAACTTTACCGGCCTGCGCTACGCTTAACTGGCGCGTCTCGATCATCGAGAATGCATCGTGCGTTAGTCGAAGAGCTTGTCGTATGTTGCCGGTATCGATCGTCGGAAACAGCTTAGTCGCATTCAAAACCGTCGCGGCGATGTTGCTTATCCGCTCCGACTTCATCGTCTGCATGATCGAATCGGCGACCTCTTCTGACACCAGAAGGCCGTAACCTCTGGCTAGTGTTTTCACCTTGTCTAATGCACCGCCACTAAACAGACCCGAAAATGCTTGCACGAGCGGTCCAGCGAGTGAACCAACCACCGCGCCAATCGGACCCGCCATTGATCCCAATTGACCGACCATCGTGCTGATGTGTTTACCGATTTCAGCTCCAGCCAACACAGCCATGCCCTTAGCTGCCTCGACAATGCCGCCGCCGCGAGTAAATGCGTCAACGAGTATTCCAGTGGTCGCGTCTCCGATCCGTTTGAATGCGTCGGACCACGTATTCTCAACACCGTCAGCAGTTCGTTGCGCGTCCTTCGCTATATCGCGATAGGCGTTCCGCGTATGCTCGGCGTAGTTACTGGGATCGGCTTCCATTGCCGACCACGTCGCGTGGGCGATACGGGCCGTTTCCTGTAACGATTTTTTACTATTTGACACTAGTGCCGCATTGTTGAGTCGAAGCGCCTGCACGGACGCCTCTGAGCCGTCACGCACGGCCTGTTCAGCTAATGCTCGTATGCCAGACGATGTGTATGTCGTTCTGGTAATCTCGTCGAGTTTATCCTTCTCGTTCCTGCGTATTGCCTCAAGCGATCGATCCAGATCCGTAGCGGTCAAGTCAAATGCTCTATCTGTATTGTCCCGTAGAACGTCGAGGTATACCGCGCTCCCAGACAGGATCTTATTGGTCCTCTCCTCGACGCCATCAGACACTTCCTCCATGAGTCTGATTTGTGCGGCTACAATGTTCTCCTCGTGCTTGATTGACTCGTCGGCTAATTTCTTCATCGCCTTTGAGCCCTTATCTACGGATTCCACCTGCGCCTGCGTCAGACGTGGATACGCATCGGCAATTAACGCAATGCTTGCACCATGCTCCAGATTCGTCTTGATCATTTTTCGATCTTCGGCGTTCACTGTCGCAAGCGTGTCCTTGTAGTCGAGCGCATACGTAGATAGTTCCTTCAGTGCTTCGGCGACTTCCTCGGTCGCAATCGACGCAATGTCAGACGTCTTGGCGAGTCGTTCCGTGCCTGCATTCATCTCTGCAAGCGCCTTGGCCGGTGACGTGGACGGAAACTCGTCGACCGTATTAACTAACCCTTTCATCGCCGTGTCTGCACCAGCCGTGACCGATTTCATCAAACCGAGCGATTCAATCGAACGCGCAGACACCTCATTGACCCCGGCCATTGCCTCTCCGACATCGTACGTTACCTTTGCCAGGTATACAAAGGCACCGGCAACGGCAATTATTCCAGCCGCCCATGCCACACCAGTAAAAAGAGCGGCAGCAGATCCTGCAAGCGCAATCAGTGATACTAATCCACCTGCCAGAACACTTACGGCGAGCGCCAGTGGGCCGAGCGCCGCAACCAATGCGAGCGCACCGATAACCATTTTCTTGGTATTAGGTTCTAAATCTGAGAACGATTTAGCCCATTCAGCAATAACAGGTGTTAATTTCTTGGCCCCCTCAACAAGCTCTATCAGGGTTGGTATCAACGCTGTTCCGAGTTCGATGCCCACGTCCATGACGTTGTTCTTCAGGATTGTCAACTGTGACGCGACGGTCGCATAGCGTGTTTCGGCCTCTTTTGTAAGAGCGATGTTTTCACTCCACGCATCACTTGCGAGGTCTAGTGACTTCGCGAAGTTCTCACTAGCACCTGCCGATCTAAGTAATGAGTCCCTCGTTCGTATATTCTCGAAACCCATTTTTTTGAGAACGTCGAAAATCTCCGAACCTTCATCGCCTATCTCGCCCAAGCCTTTCACGAATCTAGACATGGCCCCGGCTGCATCTTTCTCGAACAATTCTTGAAATGCACCAGTGGACATTTTTGCCGCAGCCGCGAATAGTTTCAGATTGTGATCACCTGTCGCAACAGACGAAGCGATCTCTATCATGACCTTGCTCATCGCGCTACCGCCAGCCTCGGCGTTTATACCGACAGAACTGAGCGCCGCAGCCATGCCCAAAATCTGCGCCTCCGTCATACCGATCTGTGCGCCAGCACCGGCAAGACGTAGACCCATCTCAACGATCTCGCCCTCAGTAGTGGCGAAATTATTACCAAGATCGACGATCGTAGACCCAAGTCTATCGAACTCCGTTTGCGACATGCCCGTGATATTCGCGAAACGAGCCAGTGCCGTCGCGGCATCGTCAGACGCCATGTTTGTTGTGACGCCAAGGTCTGCCATCGTGCGAGTGAAGCTCGCAATGTTCTTTGTCTCAATACCTAATTGACCAGCCGCTTCACCGATCCTGTTCAGTTCATTGACATTGATCGGGATCTCCTTCGCCATGTCACGAAACCCCTGCGAGAGTTTCTGAAATTCTTCCTCTGTCGCCTCAACGGTTTTCCTGACTCCGGTGAATGACGTCTCAAAGGAGATGGCTGATTTTAGCGAGACTGCCGCCAGTGCAACCAACGGCGCAGTTAATCCAACCGATAGCGCGATTCCGGCCTTCCTCGCGCTCGCTCCAAACGATTTCAGTTTGCCTTCTATACCCTTTGATGTCTTGCCGAATTTTTCAAGCGTGGCGTTCGCCTCCTTCAGCTTTCCCGACATCTCATCTCTGAGTTTTAGGACAGCCTCGATCTCGCCCACGCTAAAAGCCATGATTATTTACTTCCTCGACCTGCGCTCTGCTTCCTGTGCCTCTTCATTGATGATGTCAACAATTACTCTGAGTACATCTGACGGTGTTGCTTGCTCATCGTGCCATGACCACCCGGTCCATTTACATATCAGGATGTGGTGTCTGCACCAGTCGGACCACTCGTCGCTTTTTTTTCGACGTTCTCCTGCACATGCTCGTCAATGACGCGCTCAATTTCAGCGAACACCGATGGATGCATAGCGCGGAGCGCCGCCGCCATCGCCTTTGGCGTCTCTATGACCGCCACCTTGCCGTTCGCCGTTGGCACGTTCCAGTCGAGTAGGTATACGAGTATCTTGTTGAACGCCGCCGCCTCGAAATCAACATCGTATGCGACGGCAAAATCGTCGGTGCCTGCGCCGGTCGGTGACATGCGTTTTAGTGCGGACGTAGAGAGGCGCTTTTCTTCTCCGGCTGTCAACTGTTTACGTACAGTGATCCAACATTCGCCGTCGTCGAAGAGCGGGAGTGTAACTTCCTCTGGTGTGACAAACCATTGACGCATTGTGTCTCCTTATTTGATGAGGGGCGGACCTATTAGTTCGCCCGTGATCGTGTCGTCACCCGTGACCGTGACGTCCTTCCATATCCACTGTCTGTTGCCCATGACGAGTGACAGATCATGTGGAGATTCGAGAAACCAGTACTCGTCCCTCGATACGACAACCGCCTCAAGTGCATATGATGATTGCGGCTGATAACCCGACGCCGTAAGCGACCACTTCCCAATAGTGGCCGCACGTTGATAGCCGACACGGACCGCACCGCCCGTGCCAGCTATCTTCATCCGCGATCTCTAACTCGACGATGCCTGCTGGAGACAGGAAAAGCCGTTGAATTTTGCAGTTGTCTTGAGTAGTGCGCCGTATGAACCGCCGATCGGTAATGTCTCCAATGTCACGATGGCGAAATACGACGGATTGTCTACAGACGTGCAGGCGTTGATAGCGCGGAACTCCACACATGACGTGGTTCCGATGGCCGAATAGAGTTTCGATGTCGGCCCCGCTGTGCTTCTGTCATACATGAACGAGATGTCGAAACTGTAGTCCAGCACGCCGCCCTTGTGCTTTCTGTAATATCGACCCATCGTGGTCGCGTCGAGCGACTCCGATGCCACGTTCATGCTGATATCAGTAACGTATGCACTAAGGTCAGTGCCGTTGACCCAGAAATACGCATTTGTAAATACAAGCTCGTTTGCCATTTGTCTGTCTCCTGCTTACTCAAGCCCCATGTAGATAACTCCGTGTGCGGTTCCACCTGCGCCGTTGGTCGTAGATACAGTAATCACGGAACGGTAGAACGGCTGTGTCGTGCTAAGTGCTGTGCCTTTAATCGGTATTGCGAATGTCCCGTCTTTGCACGTCTGGGCAGAGAATGTGATTCGCGTCGTGCCGTTCGGATTCGCTGCGGCGTAACCGCTCGACGAATTAGCTGCGATGATTCCGCTGATCGTGCAGAGCGCCGTGGATAACGACGTGACATGGAATCCTGCATACAGATCCTTGTCCCCGCTTGAGCAGAATGCTCTTACCGTGCTGGCCGTTGGTGCCGTTGTCCAGCTTGCGGTAAGTTTATTGTCCAGAACAACCGCCTCGACCATTTTGGTGGCGCTCTGAGCGTCCACGTCGAATGTCAGCAACTGACCGAACGTGCCGCCGAGCATGTACTGCACGTTGATTGCACCGAACCCGAATGATCCGATCGTGCTACCAGCGGAAATGCCATCAAAAAATGCTGTGACGAGTGTGTCTCCTCCACCAACCGTGTCGTAGATGACTGGATCAACAAGACTAGAACCAAGATTCAGAAATCCCTTGGCCGCAATCGATGCGGTTTGGACGCCGCCCTTGTGTTTCCGATATCCAGATCCGAACGTCGACATATCGAGATTCTCTGACCCGACGTTGACGTTTAATTCATTGAACTGCGCCGAGAAATCATGCCCACCTATCAGCAGATGAGCGCATGTAAGGACGACGTTATCTGCCATAGATACTCCTGCTAGGTAGAGGTTGACGTGCTAAGTTTTTTTACAACATCGAAATTCATGATCAGTAATCTGCGACCGCTATCGTCAAAACCGCTTGCTGTAGGAGAGTTGACGGCGCTGATATGCAGATATCGTGTCGAGTTGATCGTGGTATCGACCAGCCCGTCCATCGCTTGAAATACATTCTGAGCAAGCTGCCGAGCAGACTGGTATGAGTTCGATCGTGTCCAGACGGAGATACGAGGCAGTTCCAGCAACGCATTACCTGGACCAGCACCCATCGCATGTACAGGCTGTGCGCCTCCGGTTTCATACACCGCACAGGCTTTGTCTGGCGAGTCAGGCCATGTGCCAGCGAATAGATTAGTACCGGCAGTTAATCCCAAGCCGGACCCCGCGATGAGCGTCATCATGTC